TAAATCACTTCTTCCAATGATCTAGAGGGGTTTATCTCCGCACGCTTTTCAATATCGATCAAAATACTTTTGGTCCTCTTTGGATCCCTACATTCCATAGGTACCATCTACATTTTATTTATACTTTACTTTTTCAAGCAATTCATCCACAGATGCTGAAACATCTGTGGATTTCTCACTTGAATTTCATATACAGCTCAGTCCAATCCACATATGGGTGCTGCTGCTCAATTAAATCGAAAATCCAATCGATCACCGCATCCCAAAACAAAACATAGTCTTCATGAGATTCAAATGTGTAATAATCGACATCATGATCAATTCTTTCAACTAAAGTTCGAATCATATTGACGTCGATCATTGATGGGGTTGCAATCAACCATTCGATGTGAGGGCGCACACGTTCGGTATCATACACTAGCGGCACCCTTCCTCCGAGTGATCTCATGACTGAATTCAGTTTATTGGCTGCATCGATGTTCATGCGTTTCACCTCTTTTGATCACTTGACGATTGTGCGAATGTGCCAACACTGGATATTATAGCCACCGGCACTGACGCTCTTAACCACACATTCACCCTTATCACCCTTAACGAAGCCGTTAATTGCGTAACCTTCGTTGTCGTTAGCACGAGCGGTATGAAGGTGACTTGCATCGGTGATGTTTCCAACCTTATCTTTGATTCGGTTGAGTAGATTGATGATCATGTTGTCGCAGTTCTTGATCACTTCGTCGATTACCTTCTGTTCACTTGCGAAACTGGTGAAGTAGTTGTATTCGCGAAGAGAATCGCTTTTCTTAGCACCAGCGTAGCCGAGCTTACGATAGTAACGATACTTGTCAAGCATGTAGCTCTTATTCAGCTGAATCATCTTTTTCGCGGAACTCAGCGATTGATTTCGGAAGATTGTCAAGCGTAGCGGTCTTCGTTGCTTGCTTATCAGCTTTCTTAGCCGCCTTTTCATCTTCGGCCGCGTCCAAACGCTTCGCTTCGCCCAACTTTGCTTCGTTATCCTTAATCTGACGAATCAGCTGACAGTAGTCCATATCAAGCCAAGACTGCCAGCGCGGGCACTTTTCATTGGTGAATTCATAATAATCGTACTTGTCATCGACAAACACAGCACGGTAATGATCACGGTCATCATCACCAAACATCTTTTCATACTTCTTATTATATGCACCAGACTCGAACTTTTGCTTACGAGCATTCAGACGTTCGATCGTAGCTTGAATCTTGTCTTGACGCTTGGTAGTAGCCATTTGTTTGTTTCCTCATGTTTGTTCCTTCAGTAACAATATAATACCACAACGATTATCGAAAGTCAACATTGATTTGACAAAATCTCGTACGCTTCTCTAATTGGAAGCTTGATTGTGGTTTTTGTTTCGTTGTCGTATAATTCTATCATCGTAGAACCATCAACGCATTCCAACTCTTGTGCAATCTTCACAGGATCGTTATTGAGAAGTTTAGATTGTTCCTCAAACCAAGCCCTTTTTGTTAATAGGCGTACGTCAACCGCCCATTGAGCAACATTTGCTCATCCTTTAGTTTCCTAAAGGAGCAGACTATATCTTAATCCCAAAGGGATTGTGACTGCAGGACTTACGATTTTAAGCCACTTAGTCGTTGAACGTTCCCCTTTTCGGGGCTTCGCTGCTGATTACCAATTATTACGGGACTTAGGATTTAACCTTATCCCATCCTAATCATTCTTTCTACTTTCGTCACCATCACGCTTGGATATATTTCAATCCTACGTTGTGGTTGATTAGGCTTTACGGCTTTCCAGCATTTCAATCACTTACTTTTCATACCAATTACTTGATACGCTGACTACTTTTCTGGTTAATCAGATCTTGCTTCTTCCCACTTCCCTTCCACGCGTACAAAGTTGTTATTTCCTTGTTCGCTATCATGCCAGATCTTATAGAAGTGATTAAGACCATAAGGGGTGCTAATCAAAACTAGTTTTGATGTTTCTGAACTGCTCAATGCTGGGAATGTAGATGCTATAAACTCTTCTGCTAAACTGGAACCCAAGAATGCGAATTCATCAACTACGATTAATGAACCTTTGTGTTTATAACGGTACGTAACACCGTTATGGAGCTTTAATGAACCCCCCTTTGGTTTCCCAAAGGAGCAGACTATATCTTGATCTCATATTCTGAGACCGTGACCACTGTCCCTACGATTTTAGGGCTACCTAGTCGTTGAACGTTCCCCTTTTCGAGGCTTCGCTGCTGATTACCGATTATACATTAGACTTAGGTTTTGACCTTATCTAATCTCGTTTACTTTTTTCTGCTTTCGCAACAATCACGGTTACGTTTGTTTCATCATTACGTTGTTGTGAAACGAGCTTTACGGCTTTCCAGCAATTCAATCACTTATTTTTTCATACCAATCACTTGATACGTCGACTATTTGTTAATCGATTTACCACGAATCGCACTTGCACTGGTTGCTTGACACCCAACCTTAGAACCATTCTCAAACGTCATGCTGGTTTTATTGTATTCTTTAACCCCCGGCTTAATGAAATCAGGGAGCAATTCATACATCGACGCAACACGACTGAAAATTTCCTTTGCCGTGTTTAATTTGTTTGCGAGAATCATCACTTCTTTGTTGCTATTAAAAATCGCATACCATAAGCAGTATGCTGCGACCACTGTACTCTTCTTTATTCATTAACAAGCATTCGCTACGTGCTCGCCGAACAACTTTTTGTTCGTCTTTAGCTTTCACTAAAGAATAGACTATATCTTGATCCCATTGGGATCGTGACCGCTGTCCTCGCGATTTTGAGGCACATAGTCGTTGAACGTTCCCCTGTTCAGGGCTTCGCTGCTGATTATCAACATATCCCTCAATCTTTTTAACCATCACGGTTACACATGTTTCATTGTTACGTTGTGGTGTTGGAGGCTTTATGATTTTCCAGCAATTCGATCACTTTTCATTCATCAATCACTTGATGAAGCGGCTAGAGATTAACCGGCTTGGCGAAACAGTTTGCAGATCGTGAATCGATTCTGATTGATTGTGTCAATAATTCGCTTTTGATAGGGATGCAATTTAAACAACACAACACCCTTATCGATACTAGTGATCTTGACAAAATTGTTAATAAAATAAGCAGGATCGTTAATACAATTCTTCAACTGCTGAATCTCATCAAGCGTGAATTCATGCTTCGCTCCTGCTGCTTTGACTAACGGATTACCATTGTAAAATCCATTATCATCTCTTGGTTTGTAACCCATTGTTATCCTTAGTCTAAAATCGTTTTAAAGCGCGTTTTTAACGTCATATAGCGCATGTTTAATGTTGGTGTAATGAACTACACACAACAACAAACGTATGGATTATAACGCGTTTAAACGCCCTTTTAGTATGTACCAGTTTCCACTAGTAGTATGTGGACAAAGAGAAAGGGTGATGAACCGTGTGGCCAATCACCCTTTTGTTATAATGTGCTTACCAAATTGTTTAAAAACCAATATGCAGCAGACCCTGCAAATGTAAATGTGGTGAACTACCCTTGACTTAAGTCAAGGGCTTCGTGCTTCGCAGACAATCCGCGGACTAAGTCATTGAGATCTAGTCCGGAGGGGTTCATCTCCACACGCTTTTCAATATCGATCAAAATACTTTTGATCCTCTTTGGATCCCTATATTCCGTAGGTACCATCTGTATTAACTTATAGAAAGCAATCATGTTCTGAGCAGCGTGAATATCACGGTCAGAGATGCAACCACAGCTGGGACAGACGAATTCACGCTCCCATACCTTCAAGTTTTCATTTTTATGGAAACAATCAAAGCAATATTTCGATGTTGGTAACGAACGATCTAAAACAAGTGGTATTTGTATTCGTGTTGTTTGGGATCAGAAAGTAACGATTTCTGATCCTTTTCCTTTATTTACGATTAAATTTTAATCATTGTTTCATCCCCTGACTAAAGTCAAGGGTTTTCACAACGAAGGTTTTATAAA